TACTGTCATCATCTTGAGAATCAACTAAGGTTGTATCATTAACCCTAATAGCAGTTAACTTAGCTTTCTGTCCAGATGCTTTTGCTTTTACTTTTATATCAGTAACTCTACCAGTTGTAAGAACTGTCTGCCATCCTACAGATGCATTAGTCTCTACTGTGGTAAGATTAGTTCCAGTTATATCCCATTTATTAGTGGCAGATCCACCACCTTCAACATATACCTGAATAGAATCAGGATCATATACTGTTGTAATACCTGTAATTTCAATACTTGCAGATACACCAGTTCCTGTACTCTGTGCAAATGTGGTAGTACTACCATCAAATGCATTAGTTGCAGGATTAGCAGTTTCAAATCCTGAAGTAGCAGTTAAATTAGTACTCCATACTGTTCCATCATTCTTACTGAATCCAGAACTAGTCTCAATATTTACAGTGGGTGATAGATAATTACTCCAAGTTATTCCAGCAGGAGCACCAATGTTTATAGTATCATTGACAGTATATCCAGTTCCACCACCACCTTCAATTGTAGATACAGTAACAGTAATATCAGATACACCAGCAGCAGAACCAAGTTTACTATTAGGCAATGTTATAGTATCTGTGGCTGCATAACCCTTTCCAGCAAAATTTAATGTAACTGTAGGAGCAGTAGTACCAGAAGCAGGAACTACAACATTAAACCAAGCACCAGATCCATTACCTGTTGCAGTTATACCTTGTATAAGATATGTACCATCTGGTCTACTAGCATTATAAGCAGCATTTGTAGTGAATGTCTTAATCATTCCTTCAAATGTTACATCAATACCAACACTGGCAATTCCACCATACTTATTACCAATAACTTGGAATAATGCTGGATAATCTCTAATGTAATGCTCTTCTCCATTACAATACAAATATCCCTCATGTGTATATGCAGGGTCATCATTTACAGAATACTTATTACCAGCAGTTTCAGTGTGGCGATAAGGACTAGAAGAAGCATTAATATATTGATGGTCAAATGAATTCTGACCAGCCTTAAGATTGTTTATAATAGAACCAATTGGTGTTGTATCTACATACAAATCCGTGTAAAATCCTTGTCTTGGATTTCTATATGTCTGTGGAGTCGCTACCATAATTACGTCTTAATGAGATATTCCATAATAATAAACGGCGAACTAGCACCATCAATTGAAGGAGAGGAATTTGTTCCTATATCCATAGTTGTACTTAAGTTCTCTGGATTAACAGATATAGCTTCAGTTTTAACTTTATAAGTATGATCTGCTGTGTTATCTATATCAATTCTGTGATCATGTATAGTTGGATCAGTTGTTTGAACTAAAGGAGCTGTGTCTTGTGTTACATGCTCTACTGCTGTGAATCCTGTGGTTGCAGCATTGAAAGCTTCATTAGATTGTAATGGTAAAACATCAGCCAAACTATTATTAGCAAAATCTACTGGTACATTTGGATTAGTTAATCCTGCAACGTAAGTTGCATTCTGTTTGATTGGTTGTCCAGTACCAGAACCAACGTTAGTATTAGATGAGAGACAAGAACACAATCCAGTAAGAGGAATACAAATTTCCCAGTTATTTGTCCACTGTGCTCTATCTTGGTTATTAGGAGATCCCCAAGTCTCTCCACCATCATACCAAATATCAGTTACTTGAATACAACCTGCTTTAAATTCACTCTGGTTTGGGTTACCACCTTCAATACAACCATTATTATATCCAGTAGCAGTTATTGGAGAAGTACAAGCCCAAGAGTTTCCACTATAACTACCATATCCTGAGTTAGGATTCCAGAAAGTCATTGCTTTACAAACTTCCTGTCTACTACCTGCTGGATTATTACTACTTGCACTACTATCAGATGCATTCTTTGCTACTTCTTCAGTAGTACAGTTACTACCACCATTTGAAGTAACAGTCCAACCCGTACCAACACCAGTACAAGTATAACCAGACTTAACAGTAACATTAGCAGACTGATCAAATCTTGTCATGTATAACCAATCATATACATTAATTGTTGATGCATTCCAGTTACCACATTCACCTTCTCTTCTTGCTATATCATTTGTTTCAGTAGGACTAGCTCCCTCAGCATGACGAGTCATATTTCTGGCTCTTTTTGCTGTATGTGCGTGCATATGTGGATGAATCTGATCCTCATCTACAGCAACCTCATCTGTACGGTGATTAGTACCACCATAAGTATATCCTGGTTTTCCTGTAATGGGAATCTCTTGACTAGGTAAAGTTATATCTCCTCGGTATATTATAGTAGCAGTATCAGATCCAGTTTGATTTGTTGCCTCAATTGCAATACCAGATCTACTAACCTCTTGATTATTTGAATTCTTAACTCTTACATTATTATACACACCTGCATTAGCACCAGTTGTAGGTTCAGGATACTTAGATCCAAAATCAGGAACCATAAACTGTGATTCATTTATTGTTTCAAAATTACTATTATCTAAGTTCTTTTTCATGAACTTAGTTGCTGTGCCAGTACCTAAAACAGCAGCAAGTCTTGGATAATCATCAGCACTATATTTTGCACCATTACATTTTAAATATCCAGCAGGTAAATTTTTTGCATTATTACCCTCAGTAGGATCTCCCTCATATTCAACTGGCCAAATAATTATTTGACCTGTTAAATTTCCATACTTTGCTCTCTCTTTTGCGTAAAATGTTGCCATTAGTATGCTTTAATTAAGAATGTACAAGTTAAACTTGGTTGTGTAGTATCACACACTATATTTAGAGCATCTTCAATACTTTCTGCTTGCAAACTAGAACCATTTGCATTATTAGCAGTATATGTTGTCATTATTTTATTACCATCAGTCATGGATCCACCAGTCTGAGCAATCTCAAAACTATCATGTGTATGAGCTCCAAATCTAGCACTTAGAGGATTCTTATTATCAGCAGATGTATTAAGTGATGAACCATAAGTACCCCATTTAAATCTCAAATCTACTGTACCACCTGTAACAATATTTTGAGATAATTGAACCTTATATAAACTACCCTCTTTGATAACTTTTTGAACCTGTGTACCCTCAACAAAATGTTTGTACTTATACTTAGCTTCTTTAGTAGTAACATACATCAATGGAGCTATCTTATCCCACTGATACCATGTATTTGGACTAGCACCATAAAGTCTCCTAATATCTGTACCAAGAGGAAGAGTAATTTCATTAGTAGCAGCACTCAACGCAACACTATCAACATCAAATGGTGTGAAAGTCTCTGGATGATCTGTTAGTCCACCCTTAGTTCCAGCTGAATTTCCTGTAGTAGTCAGATCAGTATATCCATACCAATTTGGTCTACCTTGTTCTTCCATTGGTCTTGGAAACAATCCAGTATAACACTTAGTAGCATGTGTAGATACTGGTTCTGTTAAATTTAATGCACCTGTATCTCCAAGTGCATAAACATTCTGCTCGTATATAAATTCTTTATGTCCTGATCCTCTAGTAGCAGGAGTATTAGCTGTTCTTGCAGTACCTTCATGATGTGTATTCCAATTATCCTTACCTGCTGGAACAGTACCCCAGTAGTTAGGATTAGGATTTGCTGTAGAGTTTGAATTATCACTGATATATTCACCAGTGAATTCCATTCTTGGTAATGTATCTTCATAAGCTTCAGCACCATAGAATGTTAATTGTTGTCTACCATTATCCCATTGAGTAGGTTCTGTAGTAGCATTAACACATTCAACTCTTTGAAGATTTGTATTACAAACATCACAAGTACTACTACTTGCAGATCCTGTCATATTAACACCAGCATCATTCCTAAATGCCATAGCACCACCACCCTTAGGGTTAACACTTTGAAGGCTATCAGGGTGACTATGTTTAGGAGTATGGTTGATACCTAATTTACGTGGTACTGTGTATATTGTTTCACCGAAATCTGGATTAGATAACTTAATACCAGTAAATTTAAAATATAAAAATCCTGATAAATTGAGTGTGAAATCAATATCTGCTGTTGCATTCCAGTCTGACTTAATTAGAGTTGTGTCTCCATAATCCTTTACCAAATCTAATGGAGTTGCATCTTCAGTCTTAAGAATATCCTTTGCATCGGCCTGTCCATACTGATATTCTGCAAGATCTAAATGACTTCTTTCCAAATCTATCATAGCAGCATTTGATAGTTGAGGAGTAAAGAATGTAGCAGTACTATCTTCATATGGAAATGAAGGACTACCAGTGGTCATATCACCACCATAAGTATCACCTATAACAGATGCTAACATTGGATAATCCTTAGCATCTTTTGACTTACCATCACATACTATCCAACCTCTAGGAATATTAGAAGCAAGGAAACCTTCTCCTCCATCACCACCCCAAGGTAGGATTGTACCTATCTTGGCGGTCTGCATTGTTTTAATAGAATCGTAATATACTGCCATTTATAACTCCATTAGCCACCAACCTCTGAGTGAGGAAGGAATTGTTTGTGATTCGGTAGATCCTAAGATGTCATAGTTTCCAACGAATACTAATCCAAATGATGCATTACGTGATTGTATAATAATTTCACCAGAATCCCATGCAGTAGGTAACGGGTTACCAGATCCAGAATTGATCTTAGTACCTGTTGCATCACCTTGAATTCCTGTAGAAACACCACCAATCTTGAGTGCTCTAATAACCAAACTTGTATTATATGTCAAGTTACCACTAAGTTCAACGAACCTAATCATGTCACCTGTCTGTGCATCATCAGGTAAGTATAGAACCATGTTACTTGAACTAGTAACATTAAGTAGATAGTTCTGGTTAACCTGTAGTGGTGCAGTCTGTAACTGACCTATACCAGCAACGGCATCAGCAGCAACATAAGTATATCTTCTACCACCATTTGAAGTCCAGTACTTCTCAATACCGAATGAATCAATAGCACCAGACTGATAGATTGCAAAGTCCTTAGGACCTTCAGTATTAGTTCCAGCACTACCTAAGTTGTCAACATGGAAGATCTTATCTGTTTCGTCACCAGTGGCCTTAAGTTTACCAGTCATATAGAGGGATTCACCCATATCAATAGAACCAGTTTGTGCCTTCATCCAGATCTTATCACCTGTGTTGCACACCCCACTTGATACACAATCTTCATACTGAACTCTAAGGTCAGCAGTGAAAGTACCTGGTCCATAAACAGTTAAACCAGTTGCACCTGTCTTAGCATCAGCAATCGCTCCATCACCAACGTGACCATCATCATTACAAAGAACAGCAGCAAGACTAACACCATCAGAACCAAATAGTCTAAGAGCACCACCATGAAGTTCAAGGTCATCATAAATGGTAGTCTTACCACCATTAAATAATGTTTCTAATGTTCCACCAATAGCATTTGGATTCCTAATCTGCTTAGGTCTCTTAGTACCTAATACTGCATCAACATTTCCGTCTGCACTATCAACTGTGAAGAACTCAGATCCAATTCTAATAAGAGTAGTATAATCAAGAATAGGAGCAACTAAATCAGCATTAGCAAGAGGAATCTCATATCTAGTATCACTAGTATTAGGTGCTCTACACTTGAATGTAGCATCATCCTTCCTTAATGTCCTTGTAGCAGGAACATCACGACTTATTGTTGTAGTTCTATAAGAATCACTTATTTCTCTAGTAGTCTTAGTAACAATGTTGGGGTATGTATTAGGATAATCATATGGTTGTTCAAACTTAACAACATTATCACCTACAGCAAATGCTTGAGCAGTTGTACCTTGTTGTCCTCTACCGTTGACATTGTAAGGAGCAGTACCTTGTGAAGCAGTTGGCAAGAATAACTTACCAAGATTTGCACCTGTTCCCGTATAAGGATCAGCAGTAACATATACAATCTCAATCTTAGAGCTACTATAAATTGCAACTAAATCACCCTTAGTAAATGCTGTTAAGTTTGAAGCAATCTCAATATCACTGGTTGATGAAGTAATAGCAGATTGTAAAGTAGTCTTAGGTCCAGTTCCATCTGTTCTTTCAATTTGTGGATCAAATCTGTAAACATAAACTGTGTCACCCTTAGTGTATGCAGCAGGAGAAGTTCCATAAGACTCACCAACAGCAACTACAACACCATGTCTGTTACCAATTGTAGTATCACCAGTACAAGTATCAACTTCAAATGTCTCAGTACCACTACCATTAGTAATGGTTAGTTTCTTATTAGTATCAGCATTAACAAATGGTGTTGTGCATGTACCATTTAACTGAAGTGTTCCATTATATGTCTGATCACCATTAACAGTTACATCACCATTAACAGTATTAATTTCAAATAATGTTACCTCATTAGGAGTATCACAACCTCTCTTAATACTAAATTTCTTAGCAGTTTCAACTAATGTATTCTTAAGTTCAAGTATCTCACCATCATTACCAGTTGCAGTACGTGTTATGATTACATAATCACCTGGTTTAGATCCACCACGTTCTGTTGATTGTTGTCCATATAAGACTCCACCAAACTGAGCAAGATATACATCATCTTCTGTACCAGTATTATCAATGGCGGTAGTAACCCAAGTAGAATTATACTGAACATTACACTTATAGATCCTAACATCATCTGGATGTTCTGTGCTTATGTTGCTAAGAGTTCCAAATGGTTGTCTCTCAACCTCAATCCAAATACCTGTTGCATCGTTAATTTTAACAAGACGAGTAACCTTAACAAATTCAGCAAACTTACCAGACTGCTCTTCAGTATCAATAAGTAAGATATCATTCTCATTATAGTACTGAACACCAGCTGAAGTAAATGGTTGAACTTTAAGAGGTAAGTAGTACTTGTTAGTACCTGCCAAATCTGGGAAGTCAGCAACAGGTAATCCAGCAGGAGTTGCTTGGAAATTTCTCTGACCTGTTGTTGATGTATTACCACCCCACTTCTCATTAGCACCACCGTCAAACTGGTTTGCCTCAGCAGTAACGGTTGCTATAGATGCTGGTACAGAAACAGTAATTATATCAACATTACTATTGAACTGATTACCAGCAAGAACACCACTTATATGAGTCTGTATACCAGATCCTGCTTGTGCTCTGTATCCAATAAAGGAATAAGAAGCATAACCACCACATAATGTCATATTAGCGTTGAACCTTGATGTAGCATCAACAACTAAATTATTTCTAATTGTTGTGCTACCACCCTGACC